AAGACTCTTACCGTAATTAACGACACACTTAATATAATTAATGATCGTCATGGAAAGAAAATTGATCTAAAATCAATTGACCTAGAGGACAAGAATATCTACAACATGCTCTCTGACGGTCACACAAAGGGTGTATTCCAATGTGAGGCAACTCCATACACAAACCTTTTGGTAAAGATGGGGGTATCTAAATTCGATGAATTGGTAGCCTCTAACGCTCTAGTTCGTCCAGGAGCCATGAATACTATTGGTAAGGATTATATTGCTCGCAAGCATGGTAAACAGGGTATTACATATGCTAGCCCAATTATGAAGGACTTTACTGAGGATACATACGGTACAATTCTATATCAGGAGCAAGTTATGCTTGCCTGCACAACCCTTGGCGGCATGACAATGGGAGAGGCCAATAAGGTTCGTAAGATTATTGGTAAGAAGAAGGATGCGAGAGAGTTTGATGAGTTCAAGGAGTTATTTGTTCGGAATGCAACTGGGCCACTTGGTGGGACGGCTGCTGAAAAGATGTGGCATGACTTTGAGGCGCACGCAGGATACTCGTTTAATAAATCTCATGCTGTCGCTTACTCAACACTCTCGTACTGGACGGCATGGCTAAAATACTACTATCCACTAGAGTTTATGTTTGCTCTACTTAAGAATGAAAAGGACAAGGACGGTCGTACAGAATATCTGATTGAGGCAAAGCGTATGGGTATTCCAATGAAGTTGCCACACATTAATGATTCAGATATTGATTTCAAAATTGAAGGGAAAGGAATTCGTTTTGGGCTTTCTAGCATTAAGTATATTTCTGATACTATCGCTAAAAGATATATTGCTGCACGGCCCTTTAACTCTTATGGAGAAATTCAAGAGTTTACGTTTACAAAGGGAAATGGAGTAAATTCAAGAGCACTTGAAGCACTAAGAAAAGTTGGTGCAGTTACATTCCCAGATAATCCCAGGAATGAAGAAGAGATTAAGGAAAACATGTATGAGTATCTGACTCTTCCTGAGTTTAACATTCAAGTTCCACAGCATTATCATGCATACATTAGTAGTGTGGATGAGTTTGATGAAAAGGGTGCCTTCATTATGATGGGGGTTGTCAGAGGAATTAAACGAGGTAAGGGATGGAGCAGGGTAGAATTACTAGATAACACAGGAAGCGTAGGAATTTTTGATGAAGAAGAGACATCCATCGAAGCAGGTCGCACTTATATTATTCTTGTTGGATCTAACAGGATTGTGGAAGCGGTTCCTATTGATGAGATACGAGAAAGCAACAGCTCGTTGGTACGGTTCTTGAGTTACAAGCAATTGCCGTATGGACAGGATGAGCATTTCGTGCTATCCTTTAAGCCTCGCATAACTAAGGCTGGCAAGAGAATGGCAAGCCTAGTTGTTGCTGATAGCGGCAGAGATTTGATGAGTATGATTGTCTTTCCTAGCAACTTTGCAATGGCTTACACAAGACTAGAAGAAGGCAAGGCGTATAAGATCAACTACAGTCTTTCAAAAGATGAAGACTTAATATTTCAGGAGGTAGTAAATGCAGTTTGATTTAGACTATGCAGCACATGTAATTCATTCTAACGCAATAGAAAAAGGATTTTATGACCCAGTAGATCGCATGGATGAACAAGATATTATTATCTTTGAGTTAAAGCAACTTGCTATGATTCATTCAGAGGTTACGGAAGTGTTAGAGGCATTACGCAAAAACAAAGGTGCAAAAGAGGTTTCAGAAGAAATGGCAGACATATTCATTCGTCTAGTTGACCTATATTCATTTCTTCTAAAACGTGGGGAAGTTGACAGACCCTTATCTGAGGCAATTCTAGCAAAGATAGATGTAAACAGTAATCGACCAAAGATGCATGGGGTGTTGGCGTGACAAATGTTGATGAAATTCTTGCACAACTTAATCCTAAGTTAAGAAAAAAGATTTCTTTAGGATCTGATATAGAGCAGACAACATTTGCAAAAACTCCAAGCTTTGGATTGAATCGTGCTTTAAATGGAGGTCTTCCATATGGTAGACAGGTTTTAATTTATGGCAACAAGTCGTCTGGAAAGTCATCATTCTGCCTGCAAACAATTGCTCAGGCCCAGAAGCAAGGAAAGGTTTGTGCATGGATCGATGCAGAAATGACTTATTCGCCAGAATGGGCAGAGGCTCTTGGGGTAGACAACCCTACTCTTATCCATTCTACGGCTCGGACAATGAACGACATGGTAGATGTTGGTACAGAACTCATGAAAGCAGGAGCAGACATTATCGTTGTAGATAGCATTTCTGCATTGCTACCAGCAATATACTTTGAGAAAGATTCTACAGACCTAAAGCAGCTAGAGAATACCAAGCAAATCGGGGCAGAGTCAAGAGACATGGCTAATGCTGTCAAGATGCTTAACTATGCAAACAATCAAGTAAAGCCAACCCTGCTAATCTTTATTTCACAGATCAGAAATAACTTTGGATCTATGCATGTCTCTCATGAGCCAACTGGCGGTCACGCTACGAAGTTCTATTCATCAACAATCATCAAGTTGTTCTCTAGTCAGTCAGACAATCAGGCAATTAAAGGTAAGACCTATGTTGGTGACAAGATTATTGAAGAAAAGATTGGTAGAAAGGTTCGATGGGACGTTCAATTCTCAAAGACAAGTCCTGCTTTCCAAGGTGGAGAGTATGACTTTTACTTTAGGGGAATGGATGTTGGCGTAGACACAATAGCAGACTTAGTCGATACAGCAGAGATGCTTGGATTCATTGAACGTGGTGGTGCGTGGTACACAGTAGAGGGAGAACGCTATCAGGGAAGGGACAAGCTAGTTATGGCAGTAAAAGAAAATCTAGACATCCAGGAAGCTTTGATGGAAAAGATCGCCAATGCGTAAATTCTCAATCTACAAAGGAATGTTTGTTTGCCAAAGATGTAAGAAAGAAGTCCCAGAGGCAAGGATGTACTACGAAACACTAGACTTTACTTGGATGTGCGAAGAAAAACATCTATCAAAAGTAAGCTTTCAGTCAAGAGGTTATTGATGGCAACCAATAAAACAGAAGCCTCAGAACTTAAAAGGATGGGTGCTAAAGTACATAAGAACTCTGGTCGTGGAATGATTAAGGGAGATGGAAATTTAGATGAGTTTGTTATAGATGTAAAAGAATATAACAAGTCTTACTCTGTATCTATTGATAGCTGGGCAAAGATATGCACAGATTCAATGAAGGTAGATAAAAGCAAGTCTCCTATGCTTCAGCTTGTTTTGCGAGATGGAGGTAAGGTGATTAGGCTATCAGTTATAGAGTGGTCTATACTTGAAGATCTAATAGAAAGGGCATCTAGTGTCAACAACGATTGAGCAAGTAAGTGGCTTGTATGAGATTGCAGACTACATGAAAGATGATGAACTAAGTCAAGCATTAGAATTTATAGCTAAAATAATTCTAAAGCCAGACATTCCTCCTCAGGTTGCTACGATTGAGATTGTTAGATTACAGGCAATTGCTGCAAAGATGCAGATGAGGGCAACGTGGATGGCTAACGTAGATAAGAGCGATAGATCAAAGAAAAATGTATATTATTCCGCAGCAGCAGAAATTGACAAGGTAGTTGCAGCACTAAAGTTTATACTTAAGTGATACAATTATTCCCTAACAAGATAGGAAAAAAATAATGGCTAAGAACTTTTTAGAAGAAGTAATGGATAAACAACCAGAAGGCCCAATTGACACAAGAGCTTTGATTAATAAGATTGAGTCTGGTTACACAGTAAATAGAAAAACTGAGTTCAAGACAAAGAAAACCTTTAGTCCATCGGCACTTGTATATGGTAACGGTGCTTGTGCTAGATACTGGTGGCTCGCTTGGACGGGAGCAGACTTTGAGGATAATGCAGATGCTTACGCTGTGGCAAACATGGGTAGTGGAACAGATGCTCATGAGCGTATCCAAACAGCAATTGAGAATGCAGGGATCATGGTAGAAAAGGAAAAGCGGATTGTTGCACAAGATCCACCCATCTTTGGATTTGCTGATGCCGTAATCCAGTGGGGTGAGGAGCAACCTGTAGTAGAAATTAAGACAATGCGTGAAGAGTCATTCGCATATCGCAAACACGCTAAGCCACCAAACTACCACCTTATGCAGTTGATTATCTATATGAAGGTACTTGGAAGAAAGCTTGGAGTACTTCTTTATGAAAATAAAAACTCCCATGAACTACATGCAATTACCGTAGAGCCTAAAGAAGAGTACATTGCTTGGGCAGATTATGCATTTGACTGGATGCGTAAGGTGAGGAAGCAGTGGGAAGAGGGAGATATTCCTCAAAAGACATACAGATCAAACTCAAAAATATGCAAGGGTTGTCCAGTAGCAACATCATGTGCATCTGCAGACAAGGGAACAATAAAAATACAGCCTATGGAGTACCTTGGATGAAAATTTGTGAGTGGTGCTCCAAGGATTTTAATCCTAAAGTAACCTATCAGATTTACTGCTCAGCGGAATGCAGAGAGCTTGCTACTAAAGAGAAAATTTCTTATAGGCAGCAAGTTGTAAGAGCAAAAAGTAGGTCTGGTAAAAAAAGAAAGTGTGCTGGCGGATGCGAAACTATTATTTCAATATATAATAATAATGGTTTTTGTGGAAGCTGCATGGTAAATAAAAGAAAAGTTGACCAAACGCTAAAAGAACTTAAGGGGTTGTTTGACTATGAGCAAGAAAAGTGAAGCATTAGGCTTAGATGCACCCAGTTCTTTTTGTGCAATAGATGCAAGCACACTGAGCATAGCGTTTGCATTCTTTATTGATGGTGAGTTGGGCAGGTACGGCAAGGTTACTTTTTCAGGAAATACAATCTATGAAAAGTTATCTGATACTGCCCACAAAACCATTAGTTTATTTAAAGCTATGCCAGTAGAATGTATGGTAATTGAAAAAACAATCTTTGCCAATAGCCCACAAGTGGCTGCGAACTTATCCCTAAGTCAGGGGGCACTAATAGGTGGCGCAGCCCTTGGTGGCGTTACAAAGGTATATGGAGTGGCTCCAATGTCCTGGCAGTCCTATGTTGGCACAAGGTTGCTGACTACAGATGAAAAACAAAAGATTCGTAATGCTAATCCAGGGAAGTCAACATCTTGGTATAAGGCAAAGGAAAGAGAACAAAGAAAACAAAAGACTATCTCAACAGTTAATGAAAGATTTAATATAAACATTAGCGATAACGATGTTGCTGATGCCTGTGGCATTGGAATGTTTGCTGTTGATAATTGGAAAAAGGTTATAGCAAAATGAGATCAAAGGGTCTACATCTTAGCGAAGCTTTTATGAAAAAAAGATATGTCATGGATAAAAAATCTCCAGAGGACATTGCAAAAGAATGTGGAGTTAGTGTACAATTAATCTATCGTCAACTCAAGAAGTTTGGATTAAGAAAATGACAGACATGGTAAACCATCCCCCGCACTACACATCTCATCCATCTGGAATAGAGACTATTCAGATTACAGAACACATGGGTTTCTGTTTAGGGAATGCTATAAAATATATACTAAGAGCTGAACTTAAAGGTAGAAAAGTAGAGGACCTTGAGAAGGCAGTTTGGTATATCAACAGAGAGATTGCTAGGGTGCAAAATGGCTAAGCGTAAGGAATTGATATCCCCCAACGCTCACCTATATCAAAGAGAGTCAAACTACACAATGCCTGATGGCAGAGTTATAGAAGTTGGAGAAACCATAAAAATTCATGGTGAGTGGGGATCAAAGTTTAAGTTTAAGGAACATGTTGTAAGAATTGATAGTGGAGCAGAGTGGATAGACTGCTTTCAAATTATTGGAGGGCAACTTGCTGGATGGAGATCCTTTAGACCTGATAGAATTAAGCCTATGCCAAAGAAGCGCAGAAAGAATAAAAGGACTGTATAGCTTTGGCTCAAGATAAGCTTAGACGATATGCTCAGCCGAACATTCTTGACAGTAGCAAAAACCAAAAAGAAAAACCTCAAAAAAGAACTGCAGCAAAAAAAAGAGAAGTTCATCAGATGCTTGGAAAGATGAAGGAAGACTCTGGCTGTATAGACTGTAAGACAAAATACCCATTCTATGTTTTAGACTTTGATCATGCACGAGGAAATAAAGTTTCGAATATCGGACAGATGTTAGATTATTTTACAATTGAGGATATACTAAAGGAAGTAGCAAAGTGTGACATAGTTTGTTCCAACTGTCACCGTGAAAGAACTTACAATAGAAAAAACAATAACAGTGACTAATGTCACAATATCACCTACAGGGTTGACTCAGATATATTTCATATGATAGTCTATATGGATGTTGTTGCCGTCAGGAGGAAAGATGACGAAAACGAAACTGCTAGGAGGCATTTTAGGAATGGTGATTGTTATGAGTACAGCTTTACCAGCAATCGCTGAGCCTGCCCCCAATCAGGTGTATGCTAAGTCTGCACCGACTGCGACAAACCAAGTCGTAAAATCTAGTCATGAGTATCGAATGGCAAAATCAAAAGATGCTAAAGACATGATGGGATATGAACCTTCTCTTTACAAAGGAGAATGGTATGATTCAAAATGGGAAGATACAAGAGAATGTATCATGTACCGTGAATCACGTTTCAGTTATAAATCAGCAAATAAAACATCGTCAGCGAGAGGGGCATACCAATTTTTAGATAATTTTTGGAGAGTGTCCTTAACGCATATGATGTTAAAAGAATCAAAGAAAAACAATGATGGTTTATCCAAGGAAATTAAAAAGTTAAGAGATAAGCCAATTCATGAATGGAATAGATACTACCAAGATAGATCATTCTTTACAGCCTGGAGACACGGTGCTGGCAAGAAGCACTGGTATCAATTTAATTCTAACTGCATGTAGTTTGTGGTGGGGCGAGACCAAAATAAAAATTAAGGTAACAACAACTCGTCCCACTGCTGCTATAATTGTTACCTATTGAGGAGAAGCGTGGACAGCAGAGACATAGTTTTACATCTTGAAGAAGTTAATCAAGTAGCAGCAGAATACATTAAGGGAAAAGATGCTTCTGCTATTTCCAAAGATCTTGACATTCCTCGCAATCGTGTCATGAGTCTTCTTACTGAATGGCGAGAGATGATTGCCAACAATGAGGCTGTACGCATAAGAGCAAGAGAAGCCCTAGCTGGTGCAGACCAGCACTACAACCACCTCATTCGTCAAACATATGAGGTTATTGAAGAGGCCACTCAGAACTCAAACCTTTCTGCAAAAACTGCAGCGATTAAACTTGTTATGGATATTGAATCTAAAAGAATTGATATGCTACAAAAAGCAGGGTTGCTAGAAAATAAAGAGCTTGCTGACCAACTACTAGAGCAAGAACAAAAGCAGGATGTCCTTGTTGGAATCCTTAGAGAGGTGTCGGGAGAGTGTCCACGATGCAGGAATGAAGTTGCAAGAAGGCTTGCAGACATCTCTGGTCAAGGAGAGGTGATTACAGTTGAGTCTTAATTTTGATGACTTTCTTGGAGCACTTGACGATTCACCTTTTGAAGAAGATCCAGTAGATCTAGATACTTTCCTGCATGATTCAAACTATTTGGATCAGCCACAACTTTCTCAGATTCAAAGAGATCTTGTAGAGGCAATGAGTCAGATTTATAAAAAAGAAGATTTAATTAGAATAATGGGAGACAAGGAAGGTCGTGAACATTATAAAAAATATACAAAGGGAGAAGTTATCCTACAACTGGGAAAGGGCAGTGGTAAAGACCACACTTCCACCATTGGCTGTGCTTATTTGGTTTACAAACTCCTTTGCCTAAAAGATCCTGCGCGATACTTTGGTAAGCCTCCTGGAGATGCTATTGACATTATCAACGTTGCCATTAACGCACAGCAAGCTAAGAATGTTTTTTTTAAGGGATTTAAGGGAAAAGTATCAAGATCACCTTGGTTTGCTGGAAAATTTGATGCAAAGGCAGATAACATTGAATTTGATAAAGCTATCACCGTTTATTCAGGGCACTCAGAAAGAGAGAGTCATGAGGGACTTAACCTCATCCTAGCAATCCTTGATG